GCAGTTGCCATTGGCGACGAAGCTGGAGAATGTTACCAAGGGGCTGGATCTGTTGCTGTTGGGTGCTATGCTGGCGGATGCCACCAAGCCGAACATTCAGTTGCAATCGGTGCATCAGCCGGCAGTTGCCAACAGAGTTATGTATCTGTGGCAATTGGTCGTTCGGCTGGTGCTTACCACCAAGGACCTAGTGCAGTTGCAATTGGGCACTTGGCTGCCGGAAATACCCAAGGTGATGGAGCAGTTGCAGTTGGCTCATATTCGGGACGTTATTGTCAAAGTGCCAAATCAGTTGCAGTCGGATACAGTGCAGCAACTGAACATCAAGGTGAGTACGCAGTTGCGGCAGGTGCTTGTGCAGCAAGAAATTGCCAACAAAATGGTGCAGTGGCCGTTGGCTACGGAACTGCATCAGGAACTCCAAGCACGGTCACAGTCACCTATGTCAGCGGTGATGGATCAAACACCATCACAGTAGACAACGCTGGTGGTATATATCCTGGTATGTTTATGACTGGCGGAAATTTTGCCAATACCAGTATATTTGTAAATAGTGTTGATCATAATGCTAACACAATCACATTTAGTGGAAGCATGGCCAATTCCGATCCCTTGAGTGGCACATATAGCTTTAAGGGTCAACAAAATACCGGCGCAGTTGCAATTGGTCCATATGCTGCTCATTATGCACAACATCCATTCAGTATTGTAATTAATGCAACACCAGGGTCGGCCAACAGTGCCGGTGTTGGTACAACAGTCATACAAACATTAAGAACAGTAACAGGCGGCACCGCTCCCAGCGGGTTTAGTCCAGTTTACTACAACAACGTAACTGGCGAACTAATAGTAGTAACTCCATAATAAAGGAAAAAGAAATGTCACAATTTACAATCACAGCACACAGTGCAAAAGCAAACGTAACAGTCAGCAACACTGATACCAAGAGATTTCCGAGTCCAGCAGAATTTGGCAATATAGAATTGGCTCAACAACAAGCCACAATCTATGCTAAAAACCTAAACTGGGAAGATCATCAACAGGTGTGGGACTGGGTCGGTAACGCCGCACCGGTATAATTTATACCACTGTGGGCCCATCAGCTTTGGGAGCAGGGCCCACGGTAAGATTGAAATGTATCAATCTTGTTGGCGCGGTAGTGACGTTTCGAGTAATGCTGTGAGGCAACCAACTGTTAATAAAAAATATCTGCCCGGGACGGGGTACAAAAATTGCAGAAGCACTGGCCAAAGTTACTTTGGCCTTATCAGTTTCTTCTAGATTGATTTGTAATTTACCGGGACGTGGATCATGTATGGCCACAGTACAGGCACCTTCCGGAGCATCAACAAAGTAAAATCCCGATATTTGATCACCATGAGCATGTACATGCTCGTCATGTCCTTGATACTGAAGATGTTCTTGCGCCCACATTTCTCTAATGTATGTGCCCATGTTGTTGACAACAAATCCCTGATCACGCAAAATATCCCAGGCAGTTTGTGCTATGTACTGATTGAATTGGGCCAGGACCGGTTCGCCCGATATGCCGTTGGTTTGTAACGGATACAACGGATCGGGATCTTTTTTGTTGGCTCGACTCTCTTTTAAGTATTCACCCACAACCACCGTAGCGGCTGTTAAAAATTCGGGTTTTTCGTCAATGTAGACCGGACTTGGGAAAAAATGATGTGCAGTTAATGTCATAGTACAGTACTTATTAAGAGCATATCGGCACTCTAAAAATTTGTACAATTCCAAATATTCCTGTATACTATAAAGATGTTTAATGTAATCCAAGACACAACAACACAATTGCTTCCCGGCAAACGCAAGACCAGTGCCAGTGGTTGGATCAGTTTTCACGCACCCTGTTGTCATCACAGAGGCGAAACTGCAGATACTCGCAGTCGTGGCGGCCTAATTGCCAATCCAAACGGCAGTGTGAGCTATCACTGTTTCAATTGCAACTTCAAGGCCAGTTATGTGCCTGGACGGCATCTCAGCTACAAGTTTAGGAAATTGTTGTCTTGGCTGGGTGCTGACGAAAATACCATCAAGCGCCTGGTAATAGAAGCTATCCGTATACAAGAAGTAACGGCACCCGAAACAATACAAGAGCCTGCTGAAGAAATTATCTTTAAGCCAAGATCATTACCTGAACAAGCCATGGAGCTGACACAATGGGAAGCGTTTTATAAATTGCGATCCGAAAGCGAAAACTATCCGGTTGATGCCAACTATCATGAAGCAGTGATGTATTCGGCTGAACGTGTTAACCTAAACAAGTACGACATATACTGGACTCCGGAAACACAATACAATTTAAACCAACGTGTTATTGTTCCTTTTACTTGGAAAAACAAAACGATTGGATATACCGCCAGAACATTCAATGACACAGTCAAACCCAAATACTACAGTCACTATGAACCCAACTATGTGTTCAATGTGGATCGGCAGTTGCCGGGCAGTAGATTTGTGTTGGTAACCGAAGGGCCGTTTGATGCCATGGCGGTAGATGGTGTGGCCATATTGAGTAACGAGTGTAGTGAAACACAAGCCGACATAATTGACAGTCTCGGTAGAGAAGTGGTTGTGGTACCAGATGCAGATCGGGCAGGAGCAAAGCTAATCAACAACGCAATTGAATATGGATGGACTGTGAGCTTTCCCACCTGGCTCGAAGACTGTAAAGATGCCAGTGAAGCAGTTCACAAGTATGGCAAATTGTTTACACTCAAGTGCATTATTGATGCACGTGAAACGAGTCGTTTAAAAATTGAACTAAAGAAAAGAAAACTATATAGTTAGTATGACAAAAGAATATTCACCCGATTTACAAAAATTATTTTTAGAATTTATGTTGCAGGATGCACAGAGCTATGTGCGAGTGCAGAACATTTACAATCCCGAAAACTTTGACAAGAGTTTGCGAGCTGTGGCTGCGTTCATAAAAGAACACACAGATCAATTCAAAAGTATTCCCACACACGAACAAATTCAAGCAGTGACCGGCATTCAGCTATTGCCACTCAGTCACGAACACACTGAAGGACATCATGACTGGTTCATGAAAGAGTTTGAGCAGTTTACCAAACGCATGGAACTGGAACGTGCTATTCTAAAAGCCGCAGACATGCTGGAAAAAGGTGACTTTGATCCAGTAGAGAAATTGATCAAAGACGCAGTACAAATATCATTAACCAAGGACTTGGGCACAGACTATTTTGCCGATCCCGAAGCTCGTATCAACAAGTACTTTAGCATGGGAGGGCAACAAAGCACAGGTTGGCCACAACTGGATCGATTGCTCTACGGTGGATTCAGCAGAGGTGAACTCAATATATTTGCTGGCGGATCAGGATCAGGCAAGAGCTTGGTCATGATGAATATTGCACTAAATTGGTTGAGCCAAGGTCTAAGTGGTGTTTATGTTAGTCTGGAATTGAGTGAAGAACTTGTTGCGTTACGCAGTGATGCCATGATGACCAGTACCGGTACCAAAGAGATTCGCAAAGACGTCAGCGGCACCAGTTTGAAGATTGCCATGGCCGGTAAGAAATGTGGCGACTATCGTATCAAGGCACTGCCAGCACAGAGCAACATCAATGACATACGTGCATTTTTGAAAGAGTATCAAGTGCAAACTGGCAAACGAGTAGACTTCATGATGGTGGATTATTTGGATCTATTGATGCCGATATCGGCCAAGGTCAGTCCCAATGACCTGTTTGTGAAAGACAAGTATGTGAGTGAAGAATTGCGTAATCTGGCCAAAGAACTCAATGTGTTGTTTGTTACGGCCTCGCAATTGAATCGTAGCGCAGTTGACGAAGTTGAGTTCAGTCATGCACATATTTCGGGCGGTATCAGTAAGATTAATACAGCAGATAATGTGTTTGGTATCTTGACCAGTCGAGCCATGAAAGAGCGTGGACAGTATCAAATTCAGTGTTTGAAGTCGCGTAGTAGTACCGGGGTTGATCAAAAAATTGATCTTGCGTTCAATATCGAAACCATGCGTATCACGGATCCCGGAGAATCTCAGGACAATTCGGGCGGGTATCGACCCAGTGCCAATATACTGAATCAGATCAAAACACAGAGTTCGGTGACTCCGGGCCCGGAAGTTACTCCAGAAAAGCCCGCCACCGGGCAGTTTAATAGTGCTAGACTACAACAACTAATTGCCGATAGAAAATCCCGAATAGAATAGATAGCTCTGGATAAATATAACTAAATTGGAGTCTATCTTGCAAAAGCGAGCTCGTAGCATACTTGATGAATTAGACACATTGTTGGCACACAAGGATCGTGAGAATCTTGTGGAAAGTCGTGCCAGTCATGTTATTCAAGGTGCTATAAATCTTATTAATTATATACGTGAAAACTACGAGCCCGAACAGGCCGACGAGTTAGAGCGTAGACTACTTAACAGCATCCGAACGCAAGAGCCAGAAAAATTCAAGCGCGGCGTTAGGAGAATGCGAAGTGAAAATTAATGATGTTATAAAAGAAGAAACACGAGTAAGTGACAACGGCACTCCTAACCGTGACATAGAGGCAGAAAAACAGAAAAATGCTGCTCGTACAACACAATTAACGCAGGCACCACAAGGTAACACACTGGGCGCAGTGGGCAATGTCAGTCCCGGTGATCAAGCACAAACCGGTGGCACCGCAGATCCCAATTTAGATCAGGCCAAGCCCGGTGACACTCCTCCAATCACTGCAGGTCCATCTAACCCTATCAAGATTGCTCTTGGTACAGGAACAGAAACTGCAAGAACTTATCCAGATGGTCGTGTTGAACTGTTAGATCCTAGAACTAACCAATGGCAACCAACAAGATCTGACAAAAATGATGAGATAAATCAAGCCATTGCAAAAGCCAAAGCAACAACTGCTGGTGCTCAATCCGCTACACCGGCTGCAAATACTACCGCTCAGACACCGGCCGCTGGCGCTAATAATACTGCCAAGCCTGCAAAACCAACAAATACCAATGCTGACACCAATCCTGGGTTTTTTAAATCTTTGTTCAACAAGAATGCAAGAATGCAACGTGGAGCACGGGCGCAGATACAAAAATATGCTCAACCGCGTATTGACTACTGGTATACCATGATTGGTGCTGATCCTTCAATGGCCAACAATCGTCAGGCCTTGCAACAATATGTACAGGGATTTATCAAGGATCGTATTCCACCAAGAGATGTAACTCCACCAACTGACATGAGTCAACATGGTGTGGCCAATTACATCACCGATTGGGTTGGTAAATTTACCACCACTGATGTAAATAACATTCAACGCAAAGGTGGCATTGGCACCTTTGGTGCACCCAAACAAGATTATGATCTAGATGTCAATGGTGTGAATTATCACTATTCGGCAACCAACAAGCAGTGGACTGATGAGAATGGCGAAACCTACCAAGAACCCGAGGATGTACAAAAGCTAAACAAATTGGCTTATCAAAAGATGAATCCGCAGGCTGCTGGAGCCGAAGCAGGTGCAACAATTGGTGGTATCAAA